ATACGTTGTTGGGATAATCAATATCCAATCGGATTGCACAGAGACCTCGACGAACAGTACCCTGGTGTGCCTACGTCATTGAGAATTATTTTAGATGATAACAATACAGAACCTACATTTTGGTTAGCACCTAAACCAGAAGATAAAAAAGGTTGGGGTTACGAAAGACTTAACAAAGGTGTGCATGATGATGCTATCTTTATTGATGCTTATAGGGAAACAGAAACCAACTCATTTGTTTTTAACAACTCTGAGTTTTGCCATGCGGCAAAGAAGAATCCAAATCATTCCAAGATACTAATGTTTATATTAGCCGAATGGGATTGGGATAGATACGAAAAACTGATTGACAAAAGTATAGAACGATATGGTCGCGTCGGCTATTGACTTGCCTTAACAATAACCTTTAGCCTTGAGCTTTTCAACTAATATAGTCCAAGGTACTGGCTGTGATAGCTCTGCTGTAATATTAATACGAATTTCTGTAGTGTTGTCTAAGTCCAAACGATGTGACTTTTCAGTTCTATTCCAACAAGGACCCGGTTCATCTATTGACCAATCTGGATCTTCCCACTCTGCATCTGGATCTGCCAGATAACTAAATCCCTTTTGCCATTGTTGAGTTCGAGCATTCCACTCTTCAAAATGACGTTCTAGAATTCTTGGATCTTCTGCGCCTGTTTTCCACCAACTTAGTTTGCTTCCCTTAATACCACGCAACGGAACATTTAATCTAGCTACCATTGCATGACCTAATCCAAATCCGTCAACGTGCGGCTTTGCTAAACGTGTGCCTGGCGCTCCAACAAATACAGAAAAGTTCTTAAAGAGTAGACCTAGCTCGCTGATATGTTCTTTCATGCGCTGTCCGGTGCCCCAGCTGTTTACTAGTGCTTGGTCAATGTAAGTCTTATCAAATTTTGGACCAAGCTTTTCGAATAGTTTTTCTGCAGAATCTATTGCAACAGGAAGAAGTTTTTCATTTGCGTAGACTAATTCTTCTTCGGTTGGCCACAAAAAAGGAACAGGGATATGATAGTCTAAATTCATATCCCTATTTATTGTTACCAACTACCGTCGTCTACTACTACTCTAATAGAGAGGAATAAAAACTGAGATGTATATTCTTTAGTATCATGCCAAAATTCGTTGCGTTTAAACCATTGCAATCGCCAATGAAAAGGATTTAATATAAGTGTCAACCATACACCGCTGTATCGTATCCAATTCATTAAATATCTCCCTCACGTTCTTTAGGAAGAACAAAGCCCCAATCAGTAGTAACACCATTGATTGTATGGGGCTCGTTCTCGTCGTATGTCCAACCCAAGACTTTCATCATCTTGTGCTTGACCATTAAGTTAGGGCTACGAAATCCTTCGCAATCATCAAAGCCCATCATAACACCAACTTCGCAAACTGCGCCGCTACGGCAAACACCTGCAACACAATGAACAACTACGTTCATTCGTTTTTCTAGTGCATGTTGCAATAGTCGAACAAGTTCTTCTGCCTGTGCGTCAGTGACTTTAAATTCCTCACCGAATGCATCACCTTGCTCAAGATCCAGAAACTCAAACTGGTGAGTCTCTTTAAACTTATGCATGGGTTCAGGAAAACTCATAGCAGGATCAACAATTTGAATCAGCATTGAGTTTTCACCAGCATTGTGATGCCGACCTTTTGGGATATCTCCCAAGCTTACGTTTTCAATCCATGGCATTTTATTTCCTTTTAAAAAGCATAGTCAATCGCTAGACGATTACCTGCTAGTACTTCGTTAAACTGATCCATACCAACAACACGAGCCATACCTGGCCAGTCTGCGGCATACATGCGGAAGTCATAGCCAAAGCTCTGGACATGACACTTGTGCTTTTCGCTGTAGCGCATACCACCGCCACCACCTGTACCAGTGTGAGCACGTTGACGACCAGTGCGACTAAAGCCACTGAACAAATCACCGCCTAGGTAGAAGCCATCCCATTCTTTAGGCCATTCAACAATCCACTCAACACGACCACTCCAACCTGGGTAGCTACGTGGGCGGCCATCTTTGGCTTCCTGGCTGCTCCAGCACTGAACACCATTGTGTGGGCAACTGTGGCTATTACTAACTGCGGGATTCCAACGAACACTAAATTCAGTGAACTCCAACAGTCGAGGAACTGGACAAACTACACTATCTTTCTTGCGACTGTGTGTCTTACCAACTAGTTTCCAATCGTAGGGATCGCTCTTGGCGGCCTCAGCCCAGAACATGTCTTGGTTAGCAATAACCATGTCACGCCACTGTTCAATGGTTTGTTCACACTCGTAGAGTTCGTTCCACTTTTGATCAGCAAGTGCTTCCATAACTGTGAGCTTGCGTTTAATGTTTCGCTCACGGGCCAGCTTGCTCAGATGGCCCTTGTATTTGTTTTTATCCTCAAACAGTTTACCTGTTTGATCACATTTCCAAACTAGAATTTGAGTCATATCAATTCCAAAGTAGATCAAAATTTCCAGCAAGAACTTTTTTAACACTTGCTGTCTTATCTGTTACATGATCCTGCACTCTATCATCTTGAAAACGATATGTACGAATCTTGTCACCTCGCATGCCAGATCCAACTTGTTGCTTTCGATCCTGTGCAATAGCTTTATTATACTTAGATCTGACCGTTTCGTCAAGCCTTTTTTGAATATTTTCTATTGCTTCGTTGAGGCTATTAGACCTGCTTCTACATTGGGCCACTGCTGTAATGCCCGTGGGTCTGTGTACTATCCTACACGAATTTTGGTGCTTGTTGCGATGTTGTCCGCCTGCACCTGTACCCGAGAACCAATCTATATCACAGTCGCGTTCGTCAAACACAACTGCGGTAACTTCTGGATCAATCACTGCTACTGTCACAGTTGATGTATGAACACGACCTTTACGTTCAGTTGGTGGTACTCGCTGTATACGATGCCCACCTGCTTCTGATTCTAAACTCGTAAGATCAGGGCCGGTAACCAGGATATGAATTTCCCCCGGCCACGAGCCCTGTATCTGAGTAATTCAGCCTAGCTTGTTGCCCAGTCGCTGATAAGCGTCAGCAAGGTCGCTGACAAATAGTTTAGAATCATCGCCGCCTTCTGCGGCTCTAATTTCAATAACTCGTTTCATTATACTCTTTCTTTTTTAACACGGCCAATTCTGCTGGCCTTGTTCCAATCGTATTTAACACCATCTGGACATAGTCCGTCTGCTACTGTGTCAACTCCAAACTTACCAACAACTTCAAAGTCTTTGCCTTTGATAGTTACAAATTCATTCATTGATTTAGCAACATTCATCGCTTCAGCAAGTGTAAGCACTTTGAAGCTTTCTTCTTTTCCTATTATTTTATACATTACATTTTTCTGTGTGTAAACTTAGTGGCAATTTGGCGCACCGTAGGGGACTCGAACCCCTGGCCTTCTGCGTGACAGGCAGACGATCTAACCAACTGATCTAACGGTGCATAAGTAGAATTATGATCCTATGCAAACGGCCTACTATCCCTGTACCTCCTCCTGAAATAATCGAAGAGTCGCTAAAGATGATAGAATCCGATGATAACCTACAATGGTCTGTCAAACAACCAATGTTGAAAAGTTTTCCCTTTTTGAAAAACTCCAAGGGAGAAACCATTCACGGTTCAACTTATAAACGATTTAACATTAATAACAAAATACTTAGCTGGGCACGGGACGTAGTTGACCCCACCTTAAATGATACGCCTTCTGGTAACTTCCGCATCGGCATCCAAGTCTTTGAGTATATCTACAACGGAGAGCCTTGTTCGTATGCTCCTCACACAGATGGCCCGCGTGGCGATGATGTATTAAACTATCTCATCGATGCTGGTGGTGACAATGTTATTACCAAATGGTATCAAGAAAAAGGCCAACCATTTCCAAGATTACCCAGCTTACGATTAGACTCTTTTGAAAACTTATTTGAAGTACACGCTGAAAAGTTTGATGCCGGTGCTTGGTTTATACTAAACACCAAAGCTCTACATACCGTAGAAAATCTAACAAGGTCAAGGATTTCTATTTCCATTGGCCTTACCAATGGTCAAACTAGATATTAAATGGTTGCGGGTGAAGGATTCGAACCTCCGTCCTCCAGGTTATGAGCCTGACAGTCTGACCTCTGACGTAACCCGCGATAAAAATGGCTCCCCAGACACGGTTCGAACGTGTGACCAACGGATTAACAGTCCGCTACTCTACCGACTGAGCTACTAGGGAATAAACTTATTCTATTTTGCCGAAACCTTCTCGGCTTAGATATGTTGAATCAAACTTATAATTTGGACCAATATCAATTCTAGTTGAATGGTCTACCATATCCCACAATTCAGGAGTAGGTATACCTGTGATTCTTAATTGTCTACGACGACTTGTCATTATTGGCACGGCATGCATAAAGTAGTCGTTAGTTAGATAAACAGGATCGTTTGCTTGATAAGGCTTAGTACAATCTTCTCCGTCTAATGCCCACCATAGCGGCCCGCCGCCATCACTGATGTTAATGGTCATGATAACATAACCTTGGTTGAACACTCTGCTAACACCAGCACTCGAGTTAGAATCGTAAAACCCTTTCATGTCTCTATGAATTACAGCAAAACCGCCGGGTTCAATGCTAACACAATGCAAGCTATTGATTTTAGTAAATGGAAGTGTTTGAATCCATTTCCATATCTTAAGATTCTTAAACTGTGGCTTAATGTTCCACTTGTATTCTGGAGCAAGTGTTTCATTGCGAATACTTGGACCACCTACGCTTGCCCAACGTATCATTAATGGATCTTTGACAGTAGAAGTATCCAATTCCATCAACTGTGTCATTATCCAGCAAGGACGTTCACGTGTAATGTATTTTAATGTTGCCGCACTACCTGGCTGTACCCAAACATCACCTGTGTCGTAGACATCTGGTGGTACCATGCCCCAAATTTCGTTTAGCTTAGAGGTCATATAAACAATACCTTGGCTGTTAGAAATAGGTATTCCAGCTGGCAAAATATGCTCGTCGTATTCTTTAATAAAAAGCTTTTGGTTAAATTTTAAATTAACCTTTGCGTATGCTGTGGTAGAATAGTCATGTTTCTGAGCCTCTTCTACCTTAGGCACATTCATACTATGTGAAATCTTTTCAAAAATGTTCATACAAATATTTACCACACAACAATATTAGTGTCTAGCTACTCACACCACATGAGCCCTAAACTGGTCTGTTGCTACGTCCATAACATTTCTTCTTTTGGAATGGCGTTATACCACACCCTAGGCAGTTTCCAGTATCCCCCAACAGGGACTGTGAGGTCAGGTCCTAGTGTACCCCCTGGTCTATCGTTACAGGGACGCTATTTCTTTAACGTAGAAATAGTAAGACGGGGTTTGGAGCGGAATGTCAGAATCGAACTGACGACCGAAGATTGGAAATCTGCTGTTTTGCCATTAAACTAATCCCGCATATAAAAGAGAAAGTCCGTTACTCGCCAAGGATAGGTTCTACCTGTAACTTCCTTATAGCTTTTCGCTTGTCGACTTTCAAAATTGGTGGGATTCGTTTTGAGGCCGGTCCCGATGAGTAGATCACTACTTCCTGTTACATCGCATTTTAGTACTGTTACTTGCCCTAAGGGTTAGCTAGCTACCTTAGCAACTCATACTGGATAATGTAACTTATCCGCTGTTATTGGTCGGAGTACAAGGATTCGAACCTTGGACCCCCTGGTCCCAAACCAGGTGCGCTACCAGACTGCGCTACACTCCGAATATTATTGGTGCCCAATGTCTGATTCGAACAGACGACCTACCGCTTACAAGGCGGTTGCTCTACCCCTGAGCTAATCGGGCTAAACTTACTATGGTGCCCCCAGAGAGAATCGAACTCCCGTCCTCGGATTACAAAACCGATGTTCTACCATTTAACTACAGGGGCAAACCTGGTGGGTCGTGACGGTCTCGAACCGCCGACATTCTGCGTGTAAGGCAGACGCTCTACCAACTGAGCTAACGACCCTCATTTATATATCTATAATTTGTTGTTTCAGTATTTTCTCTATAAACTATAGCACCATTGTTGATATGAAACTTACGTGCCATATCTGTCTTTGGGCTTAGTGTTACAAACGTATTAACGTTTGGTCTAGTTTTTTTGATATGATTTACTGCATCAAAGATTAACTTACGACCTGCACCCGGAGCATAACTCCATATTGTATAAAATACTGCTACACTTGGTTCTTCTGTTCCTGTTTCAAAAAGCTCGCCTTCTGATGTTGGAATAGAGTTTTGATAACTTACACAAGTGATTGCCTTTGCGCTTTCATCTGTGTCTCGTAGAACAAAAATATCTTTGTTATTACCTACCCTATCCACGTGAGGTATATGAGGCCTCACAGGATCGTGACTTAGGAATTCAAAAAACTTGTCGGTAAGGCTTTGTATTAAGTGTAGCATATTGTTAGCCTACTTAGCCGCCTTGGACCGAATTGTTTGGACCATATTGGTCATCTAAATCATAATATTCATCTTTGAGAAAAGCTTCTGCTTGTTTCTCACCTTCGGGTTTCTTCTTTCCAAATGTTGCTTCCCAGTTACTTGAAAAAGTTTTCTGGTCTACACTAAGTGGACGAGGAGAATCTCCTTTGCCGCCGTCTGACATACTGTTTCCTTTCTTTTTACTCACTAAATATCGCAATGAGTCAACTTTATAAACTATTAAATCTTCCACAAGATCCGCTTAATCGTGAAAACTTGAGTTCGTTGATTGCAAAGAAAAAGAAGTATAGTACTGTTGAGGAAGATTTAGAAACTTACCTCACACCAGAGATACTTGAAATATTCAAGTCTATAAACTTGCGCCCAAGATTTGTTGTATACTTTGGACGCTTATATGCAAAACAAAACGAAATTCAAGTGCATCGAGATATAACATACCTTGGCAACCAGTGGAGATCAATCCCATGCGGTATCAATTGGGAATTAACTCCAGGTGATACGCTGTTTGAATGGTATGATACAAGTAATGAAGACGAACACTTGCCAGATCCAGAACATGCATTGCCATTAGAACTAAATGGGGCACACTATGGGCATCGGGCTAACATGGATGTATCATCATTTACTAAAATTGAATCTCTAAATGTTAAAGAAAATCAACCTTACTTGTTTAGAACTGATATACCACATCGCGTAACATATAAAACTTCTAGTTACAATCGTATTTGTATCAGTATTCGTTTTGAACTCAATGATGTTCAATCTTGGGAACATGCATTGGAAATCTTTGACTCGTTAATTATCAAAGATTAAAATTGGTGGAGGTGACAGGGATCGAACCTGCGACATCCAGCTTGCAAAGCTGGCGCTCTCCCAACTGAGCTACACCCCCGTTAACTTGGAATAATATGTGGAATATATGGGACTGCCCTTGGTCCACCATACAGTTGTTCAAAAAGTTTTTTAGCCTCTTGCGGTGTATCTGCATAGACTCTTTTCTTTTCTTCACCTTGTGGTGTTCTTACAGTTGTTTCATACATTGGCATACAATTCTCCTAAATAAAATGCTCTGCGAACCCCGGTGGTAATTATACCGCATCAGTTTCTCCTTTGTACCAGAGTCACATCACGCACGGCCTCCACCCACTCCACGACAGGTTCCGTTCTCGCATTGCCAGCGGCCTTTTGGTTTAAAGACTACCACCCGTAGCTATCACACTACTTCTCATCCTGCGGGTCACAGTATTGACTGATTAGGTCAAACGTTCTGTTATGATTCTGATCTTTCTACGATCTTGTTCGTTCCTGCACTGATTAACTGTACAAGGAAAGTGATCGCTTGGCGGTTGCCAATCTGGATCAAAAGCATTAAAGTGCTCGTTTCTACCACCACATTGGCTGTATGATGCAAACCCTTTAGGATTTATATACAACCAATCAACTCCTGCATAGCAAGGTTGTCCAGTATATACTGGATCAGTGTTATTAACAATTCTTAAATCTACATAGTTAGGATCAGGCATATTTGGATCACGTACAACAGGCGTCGGTTCCCAATCATCTGGTCTACCAAAAATCCTATTAGTGTCAACTATACTGTATCCTCGATGTGCTTGTCCATCAACATCGTGTAACATTTGTTCGTTACACGTATAACCTAAATCTTTAAAGTATTTTACTTTTTCTCTAGATTCGTAAATGAGACCCGGTACCAACGGAACTTCTATTGATACGCTTACATTTTTTTCCTGACATTGTTCAAGTATAAATCCAAACACATCATCATTTTGCCATGAATGATATGTAAGCTTTACCTTATCAATTAAGTTTATAACACCGTACAATGAAAACCAAGTATCATCACCACTGGTATCCAGTTGTATAATACAAGGCTTCTCTTTCATCTTTTTTAACAATGTGCTAAGATGAGGAAAGTGTAAAGGCTCGCCACCACTTAAAGTCCAATGTATCTTGGAATGATGTTTATACCTTGTGTTTTGTAACTTTTCGATGATAGTTAGGTATTGATCAATAGACTTATCTAACTGCCCACTTTTAAAGTGTGGCTGGCAGTAGGTACACTGAAATTTGCAATATGCGTTCAATGCCCAGGATACTTCTGCGTACTCTAATTCTATCATGCGTTTATTTATAGAACGCCTAATTTTACTAGCTAAGGGACACAGGAGTGGCTCCAAGTCTTACATCACGGATTTTGCGTGAATGCTCTTATCTGTTGTTTAAGAGTAGGCCCGAAGGCACACTCTCCCATTGCATATACTAAAACACACTAATGTCCTACAGCTTTAGTAGGCCTCTCACTGTTGCCAATGACGCAGTCACACGTCAATGTGCTTTAGTATATTGGAGGACTGAGAATACATCTCTCCCAATAGCACCTCGAGCATTATTACCAGCCTTGCGAGCCAGCTTTCTCTCGACTTCCACTAGATCCATATTGCTATGTAACCTAGTCTGCTATCAGCATCGCCGTTTTTAAAGACAGGCAGTAGTCTTGTCGCCATATGCTATTCTACGCTATCTATCCCGTTGACCTTGCGAGCCATTCAAGTGCGCTAACACCTTACGAAACTTCCTGCATAAACAGATTTCACCTTGCGAGCTACGTCTGACTTGGTTAGCTTGCGCCCCAAGTATTAGATGCTTTTCACATATGACCGAGTCAGTCTTTGCTTTTTAAACGTTAGAAGGAGTTGAACCTTCAGCCGTCTCCTTAACAGGG